CCGTTGCTGTCAGAATCAATACTACCAACGTCAGGGTTAGTAAGAATACCCTCTGGTTTGCCAACAGCGTCACCAGTTACAAACGCCTTACCTTCAGCTTTACCGAACTGCTCTGAAAATTCGTCACGAAGCTCACCTTCAAGGTCAAAGGCACTGTCCTGAAGGCTCTGTCTACTAGCCTTATAAAGGGCTTCCAGTTCGTGATTCGGTATTTCTTCCATACCGTAGCTAGGGGTACTATCTTCAGTACGACTTTCCGTTTCGCCTACCCAACTAGCTGCACCAGAAGACGTTTTAACTGGAACTTCTACCGACTTGTTACTGGTCGGCATTACATTGGCTACCTCACGAATAGGTGAATATTCAACTACCCCCTCGATTATCTCCTCAACGTATTCAGACGGGGCTAAGTAGCCACCAGAACTGTCATCTTCAACGCTAAGGGCTTTCTTTTCGTCAGGGTCAACACTGTCAGGCTCACGCATAGTCTTAAGGAAAAGTTCTTTTTCCTCAGAGTCTACTGTGTCACCAGAACCAAGATTGGGTCTTTCCATCTTGGTTTCAAGTTCGTCCATCTTTTCCTGTAACTTGTTAAGCGTTTCTTTGGTTTCACCAAGGGCTTCACCGTGTTCTTCAATTTCTTTCTTCCGTTGCTCATTAACTTCCTTAAAATCCTCAAAAGTCGATTTAAGCTTTTCAGCTTGAGTCTTTTCGTTACTCATAATAAGTCACCTCGTTAAGAGTTTGAGTCTATATAGTCTGTTATTTCTTCTACTACATCATCAAGAGTGGTGCTGCCCGACTCTTGACCCTTGTTGACGGCTTCAGTGCTATCTTGAGTGTCGGGAGACGGCTCACCTTCACCCCGAAGCGTCTTAAGTTCGTTTACAACTTCACCGACTAACTTTTGATTTATACCATCTTTTTGATATTCAATTATTCCCAACACTTCATATAATTTACTGCCTAAGCTATTTTCCTCACGCCAAGGAACTATAATATCTTCATCACCAAATTTTTTTCTCATTCTAGCGTACCAGTTTTCTAGCCTATTTTTGATACGAGGTAATTCATCCTCGGGTACGTCTACCCTGTTACCTCTGGCACCCCTCACGGCACCTGTAACAGCAAATAGGCCCCTTGGTACGGCTCTGAGTTCACCGTTAATTATATCACCGTAAGGAAGTTTATAACTTCCGTAAAGTTCGGGGTTATCCCCGTCATACCATAGGAACCCTTTACGGTACATATCCCAATCAATATCTTCCTTTTCAGGCCCACCGGCCCAAACTCTCAGGTTTTCTACCGCTTGGTTGCCATTCCATTCCCTATCCCTTTCAGCTAGTGGTATCTCTTGCATCTGTGGAACTGTCTTAACAGCTTCAACCTGAGCTAAGGGGTTAGCTGGGAAGGTAACTAAAGAACCTTCAAAAAGCTTAAGTTCCTTAATTATCCTCACGCCTTCCTCAATCTTATCTTTGATAGTCTTGTAACCTATGCTAAGGCCCTTAATAGCTTCCTGTTTTAAGAGTGAATAGGCTTCCTTGCCTTTCTGTGTATCAAGGTTTAATTCACCCTTAACCCACTGACCTTTGCTATCTTCCTCAACTTCTTTTATCACCCCGATAGGTGTTTCCCTTTTGTGCTGCCAAAGTAAAGGGAAGGTGTCATTTTCCTGATTGGTCTTCCTAAAGGCACCACTTTCAATTATGTCACCCTGTCTATCTTCTGTACCCGTAACGGCCACATAACCTGAGAACGTACCATCATCTTCAAGTTCTTTTACATCTAAACTTAGTTTTTTATGTTTCATCTTAACCACCACTGTTATTTTCTTCTTCTGGTGTCTCAGGGAGTTCCTGAGCTTCGTTCTGCACTGGTATATAATCACCATCTTCAATAGGTTCGTATCCAGCAGCTTCCCGTCTTTCGTTAACCGTCAGGAAGTTGTTCTTACGTAACCTTTCCCACTTCTGCTTTTCGTCTTCCGTTAGTGCTGGTATATCTTCCTTATCGTAAGTGAGTTGAACATTTTCGTCATAGAAATCCACTAACCAGTAATTTAATTCATCAAGGAAGTGGTCAAATAAAGGTAGAACGGTTTCACTATACAAAGCCTTTTTAGCTTCCTTACGGTTTTCATAGGTAGCTTGACCTAGCCCTGTAATTTCAGGTGGTACACCAAAGGCACCGTGAATAATCTTTGCCGAATTATCCATACCCTCAAGCCAGTCCATATCCGAAGGGTCAGTTGATAGCTTTTGAAAGTCAACGTCACCCTCAAGTAGGGCTAACTCACCAGCATTTTCAGCACCACCATATTCGTCACGAAGCTCACCCTTCATACGTTCAAACTGTTCGTCATCAAGTCTACCTTCAGCTATAAAGGCCCCACTTACCTTACCATAGTTTTGTAAAAGGGCAGCGTTCCACTCTGTAGCCGAATTATGCTGGTCTACAGTCTTAGCCACTGCCTGTAACGGACTCATACCGTAGTGGTCACCTGTAGGATTAAATAACCTCAAGTGTAACAGGTCTTCCTTGGATATTTTTGTCTCGGAACCGTCAACTGTGTATCTATATCCCGTAATTCTATTTTTATTGTTAGTCAACGGCTCAACCCTGTCAGGCCTAAGTGAATGAAGCTCGTTAGGGGTTCCTGAGGTTGGCACCCTTTGAATATACGAATTTCCAGCTATCATCCAATAGCTAAAAACACTTTCAATAAATTCACCTTGGCCTTCCTCATTATTAGGGTGACTAAGCAAGTCAAGTATTTCGTGTTGCTTGACTGACTGGCTTCCACCTTCACTATCAATTCTTTTAAGCTTTAGTGGTACCCCCTTACTGGCCTTGGCTATTGCATCTACACAGGCATATACCCACCCATTTTGCTTGTAAGCTTCCTTAGCCATTTTCAGGTATTTGTGAGGTGTCCACACGGGGTCACTTAACCCTATGTTCTTAATTATGGTTGATATACTACCGTCATCATTTTTACTTGAAAATATATTGAATATGCTCATAATAATCCCCTAAGTTAGACTTCTAATTCTGATTTCCGAACCTTTAAGGTCAAGGGCTTCGTTAGCGTAACACCCAGCATCCCAATAATGATTAGTGTTTTTCTCCCACCGTGCCTTACCATCTTCTACCATCCTAACAGGAGCTACAAGGTGTTTCATAGCTTCCTCTGGTAGGTCTGTGGGTAGAACTATGTCATTTTTGTTAAACTGTCCTACAAAGCTGTCATGGTGTTCTGTAGCATTAACCTTAATTTCATCATCCTTAACCTTACGTCTGCTCTGTAACCTTGCCGAACGTCTACATAACCATCCCGATATATTAACCTCATTGATAAAATCACGGGCTTTTTTCGTTTCAGGTTGAGCGTCAATAACCACCTTTTTAACGTTCAACCTATTTATAGGTTCATGTAACCTGTCAAATTTCTCTGTTTTACCAACTTCTACCACCTCATTACCTGACTGTACCCACCAGTGTAGCATACTTCCAACGTCAACACCCATCACTGAGCTATCGGGTTCATCTTCAACCTTACCCTTAGCGTTTTTTATATCCTTCCTAGTAAGTGAGTTTCCTTCCTCAACGTAAGGTTTAGCCATTACAGTATGGTAAAAGTGTTCTAACTTGTATCCACCTTCAAGTACGGCTTCCTCATAATCCTTTTCAAGTTCGGCCATTGACACCGTAGGGCTTAACATCTGGGTGAATCTAAACCCCCTCGTAGGGTTATCTGGTTCTTTATGGTTCCAGCGTCCATTTCTAAGTATGGCTTTATTCCACTTAGCATCACAGCTTTTACAACCTATCCCGTCACGGTTATAAAAGTTAGGCTTCCATTCTAGGCTTTGCCAAGTTCCACAGTTAGGACACTTAACTTCCCACCGGCCCATTGAACTATCTTGGTATTGTCTGTCCGTAGGCCCGCCGGGGTATTCAGGGTGGCTAAGGTCTAACCGCCACTTATACTGACTGGCACCTAACCGCTTGAGTGCAAAATCAGCATTTTCCTCTTTCATATTTTCAAGTTCGTCACGTATTATAAAGCCCACCGGTATTTCTTCCAGCTTTTGCTTTGAGTTTGAACCTCTGAGGTAAAAGGTTGAGTTACTGGTACGCTTAAGGGAAGTCCGGCTTATGTCGCTAAATAGCTCATTCAAGTAAGGGCTATTATTTATACTAGGGTCAACCCTACTCTGAGTAAAATCACCAACTTGGTTATCGTTAGGTAGTAAGTATAGTACGTTCTCTGATTTCTTATCAAGGAAGAAAAGGGCAGCGTTTAGTGCTAATTCAGTAGCCCCTACCTGAGTAGGCTTCTGAATCACAGTGTTGTGGCCTAAGCTAAGTGCTGTGTATATATCACCAAGGAAGTTGTATTCCCGGCCCTCACGGTTAAGGTTGAAGGGCTTCCACGCACCGTCTACCTGTATCTTCCTGTGTTGGTTGGCCCAGAATAGTATGTCCGTACTCTCAGCAACTTCTAGGCTACGTTCTAAATTATTTTTAATTCCCGAAGCTTCACTCATTTTTTTTACCACCTTTGTACTAAAATTTAGCAAACAGTGTACCACCACAAGTGCAGGTGGTGGGAATCGAACCCACGTAAGGGGTCAGTCCTCTGAGTGGGGGGTCTGACCCCTCCTAACCCGTTCACCCGCAATATCTTCCCATTTAGGCCCTTGAAAATCAATCTTGCCGTCCTCACGGTCAAAGTCGTTTTCACATTCTATCCCCTTTTCCTTATTCTCACTGCAATCCATAAAATTCCCTCCATTATATAGCTCAAAGGATAGGCCCATATCTTACAGTACCAAGGCAACAGATGTTTTGGTGTCTCCCCGATACTCAAATTTTCTTCATCCTTGTATTCCATCATATTCCCCCTATTCAATAAATACTTCCCGACTAGTGTTGATTAAATCTTCTAGCTTATCTTCCGGCACATTACTAACATCAATCTTCTTATTTTCCTCACTTGACTGTGCCTGATTCTGAGTCAAGTTCAATTTGGTACCCTCGTTAAAATCTTCACCATAAAGCCACTTAAAGAATAGCTCTGTGGCCTTATTAGCGTCATCAAGGTCTTCGTTAGTTTTCTTAGCCCTCGTAATCAAGGCATCGAGTACCCCGTTAACGTCTTCCGTACCAATAGATTTAACTTTGGCTTTATAAACTATCTCTTGAAAAGTGTCATTATACTTCCACCCTGATAGCGTCTGGTAAGATACCCCAAGTTCTTCTGCTAATTTCGTCTGAGTTTTAGGTTCCCTTTCGTCTTCGGGGGTTACTAGCCAATCTACAAAGGCCTTCCGGTTAGCGTCTAAATCTTCATATCCGTCTATAGTTTTCCAATGCTTTGCCATAATTATTCACCAATTTTAGTAATAAAATCACTCGGTGACCATTCAGTTGGATTTTCAAAACCTAATAAAGCAGCTACAAAGGTTGAGCAGTTGTAACCCTCAACCTCAAGGTCAAGCCCAAAAACCCAATTTAACCACGTCTTCAATTGGTTCTTAAGGTCAACGTAACCTGTCTCAACCAACCTCTCAGCTCTATTCATAATTTCTTCCTTACTAAAATCAGCACCGACTTCAATTTTAACAGCATTATTTGGAAGCTTGTCTGTAGTCTTAATTGTATTATCCGACTGTAATTCTATAGTCGTACCATCAACTAATAGACCAACGTGTACATATCTTGAGTTAAGAGAAAGGGCTAATAGAACCCCCCTCAAGTCTGCCGTAAAACTACCGTTACCTTTGGAAGTCTGGACATATACATAAGTTTTACTCATAGCCACGTGTAAAAACACCACCAAGATTATTAAGACCATTATACTTATCTTGAACCTACTCATTCTAACTCACCCCTGTTAAAATCGTGTCTTTTTCTTCGTGCCTACTCTGGTCAACCCCCCTACCATTATATCCCTTAATACCAATTGTAAGAGGGCTTAGGGGGCAAGGTAGGGATAACCTTACCCCCTTGAATGAGCAGGCAGTTATATTACTACCAAAAATACCCCTTATTTTCTAACTTTTCATTATGACTCCTTACTCCTTGCCAACTCTTGCTTATAACCCTTTGAGCATTTTTGAATCCTTTTGTTTCGTTTGAAAATTCCTTATTCATTTTCTTTACCCTCAAAGTATCCTAGTTGTGTAATGGTATCGTTAGCCAAACCTATACCAAACTTAGGTGCCCCCGCCTTCAACGCTTCCTCTTTTAGTTTAGCCGTACACTCAAGGTTACCGTCTACAACCTTGAAATCTTCGGCATATCCTATAACGCTGTCAGGGCTAAATTCCTTAGTTACCGGTACGGCACCCGAAGGAAGGTCAAGTCTTTTATTGGTATCTTCTGAAGTTGCATCAACTGTTACTTTCATCTTGCTCACCCTTAGTTGAATAAAAACCTTCACCCTTGTATCTGGTGCCAAAATTTGTAACCGGGTGCTTAGTAGCTGTCCTTCCACACTCGGGGCACTCTGTACTTTCAACACCAGCTTCCACTATTTCAAAGAACTCGTTATTACACCCTACACAAGTGTACTTATATTTTGGCATCTTATTTCACCGTGTCATAATCATTATTATACCATACCCTGAAGGGTTTATTCAAATCTATTGTTTTAGGAAGTGCAACGTATCCATGAGTAGTGATATGGGGTTTTATTTCACCCGAAAACACGTTGTCAGCAGCTTGTTTTACGTCAGTGTACATATTAACTTCCCACTGTCTACCACCCTGTGTAAAGGCTATATCTGACGGAAAAAAGTATGCAGACTCATTATAGGTGCCAACATAGATGAATAAGCACCTACTGTCATCAAACATTTCTTTAGCGGTATAAATATATATTTCCTCTGAATCCTCGTTCTTATACATCTTTTTAATAGCTTCCTCAGTTCCTATTATACCACTAATTTGAAGTTTCGTCACGCCGTTATAACCCCTTACCGTCAAGTTGAACTTCCTATCTTCTGGTACCCTATCCCAGTATTTATCTTTTATTACTGGATTATTACCTAATACACCTATGGAGAAGACTGAAATCGTTAACAAAACAACTACTATTATTTTACTTGCTCTGCTCATTTTACTCACCCTCTTGTGGTTCTCTTACTAGCCATTCTATTGGAACCAATATCCCTTTGGTGTTATTATGGTCACCGCCACTTACTGTCTTACCTTGCTCATAAGCCCTTTTTGCCAGTTCTTTCATTTTGTCGGTACTTAGTAAAACGAAGTTATCTGACCTTACTTCAACAGCCCATATATCAGCTTCAGTGACCGCTATTCCACTGTCTACCCACTCACTACCTTTCCTTTGCTTATATTCTACGTAGATATTCCCTGTTTCCTTGGCCTTTTCGTCACTTTTAACTTCAATCTTCATGTTACTGTCAGTTAAGAATGTTTCTAGTGC